ATGAAAGGATTTTATAATATGAAGCCAGTTAAAACATTTGAAGAATTTTTATCTGAACGGGTAAATAAAGACCCTGATAATGAGGGGTGCTACACTATAACCGATATAAGAATAGCTTATGACCAGTATTTAGTAGACTATGAAAACGAATAAGGGAGGACAAGCAAATGAGACACGATAAATACATTAGTCAAATACAGGATAATTTACAGGAATTAGAACAGCATGTTAAGGCAGGTAACATGTCAATTGCAAACTTTGAATACGGCATGATATTTGGAAAATTGATGATACTATTGACTGAGTGCATAATAACAAACGAGGAATATGATAAATATAACCGTTTAGTTGATTTAATCAAATGGGAAAAGGAAGGAGGTGTAAACTAAATGACACTTGAACAGTTATTTAACGTATTAAGTATTCGCACAGAAATAAAGTTAACAGTCACAGTAATAACAGACTGGTGTTATCAAGGGCATATGTCAGGATTAACAGGGACAATGCTTTATGCCAAATTAAAGAATGAACAAGTAGGCTTTATATATCCTGATTTTGATAACAAAATGGTAATAGTGATGCTAGATTCATATGAATGTAAAAGGCTTAATTGATGTTTCACGTGAAACATAGAAAGGAAAGTTAAATGCAAAGTGAACAAAGTATTTTACACATGATTGATACTTTAATAGAACTAAGAAAACAAACTTTATATTATTCCTGTGTTAATAATCAAATATTACGTGATAAATACACGGCAAAGATTGATGCTTTATTGTGGGTATTAGAAGCACCGGACGAAATGTAATGTTTCACGTGAAACACGGAAAGGTGTATTTATGGATGCAGGATGGATTTTAGAAATGCAACAAATACTTAAAGAAAATATAAAAGGTGAGATATGGCTTTCTCAAAACGGTCAAAGTTTACTAGTAGATATTGTAAATAATATGCCTTGGAAATATGTTATAAATTTATATGAACTGAATGATTCAGAGGACAAAGGTGTATTTTATGCAAAAGATATTATAACTAAGTATTCTATTATTTTATTAAGTATAGGATTAAAATAGGAAAGGATGAAAAATAATGATGCTTGATGAATTTATAGAAAATGTTATCCAAGATATTAATAAAAAAGTAAAAGCTTTTGTTTATGCTAAATTTGATGAAAAAACAAATAACATAATTTTTAAAATAGAAACTCATTATTTTACATGGTGTTTTAATCTTGAATTACATCGTTATTTTGAAAAAGATTTCAATGAAGATTCAGCAGTACAAAGCTTTTATTTCAGACAAGTTTTTCAAATAACCCATGTTCATAATTTGTTCATAATTTGTTTACAATTTGTACATGGACAAACTTACCATTATCTGTTATAATTAATTCATAAACAAAGGACAAGCAGTACAGAAAGGGAAGGTGATAAAATTGATTAAAACAATGTTTATGCAGTTTATAACAGAAAATAGTGTAAGAACACAAGATAGTTTTAGAATGGAAATAGACTGCTGTACCTATATAATAACTAATGAACAAAACGTAATGCAGGTTATACTTAACACACCTTTTGAAAATTATTCAATCTCAGATTTAATAAACTTAATCCAGAAAGATATAATAAAAATACTTTCTATTAAGTTTTATTAATACATATCAATATAAGGAGGTATATAATGCCAGCTAAAACCGCTGAACCCCATAAAATTGATTATGGCTAGTAATAAAATAATATATTATGTGAGAAAAATCAGCCCAAGGGCAATTTAATGTTAATCGCTGTAGTTTGGTGGCGGAATAGGTAGACGCTTAAACGGTTTGTATATATTAGCGAATATGATTTATACATTCGGCAGTAGTAAAATTGTAAGGTGCAAATCCTTACCCAAACTGGAAGCACGATAGAGCGTGCGTTGATAAATACTCTAAGTAGGATAGACCAGTCGGTGGTAATAAGTTAAAGTGTAAGTCTCGATTCACTTACCTATCCTATCCACGCAGAAGCGTGAGAATAAAACTAAAAAGGAGATATAAAAGAAATGGCAAATTGGATTACAAGGACAAGCATTACAACGGTAGTAAAGGTATTAGTAGCAAATGTAGAAACCGGAGAAACAACGGTAAAAGATTTTGAACTTGCAGGAACTTACAAAGACAACAAGTCTTTAATGAAAACAGTACACCAATATGTTGATACTGATTTAGAAAAAGCAGTTGTCGTAAAGGAAGCTACAACCGTTGAGAACCTTTATGGTATGCTTGAATCAGATTTCATAGCATATTCACAGAAACTCGACCCTAAAACAAGAAAGCCACTCACAGAAACAAAGGAAACCAAATAACAATAAACCAAAATAAGGAAGGGTAAGGTAACGTACATGGAAGGATATAGTGTAAGAATTTTAGAATCAAGTAGAGAATTAACAGCAAAAGAAAGGATTCAGTTAAAAGACCTTTCTACCGCTAAGGCATTAGACGAGGTAATCGAAAGTAACGAAAGAATAGTAATAAGCCCGGCAGATTATGTAATCTTATCAGTACATAATGAAAAGTCTGATACAAAAGACTATGAAAAGTATGTAATTATTGACAAAGACGGAACTAAGTATTCAACCGGAAGTCAGCCCCTATGGTCAACTTATATGAACATTGCAGAGGAAATGAAAGGTGAATCAGAGGAATGGAGTATTGTTGTTTTCTCACTTCCTTCTAAGAACTACAAAGGGAAAAGCTTTTTAACCTGTGAAATAATCTAATATCAAATACTAAAAATACCGCACCAGTGTATAACAGGCAATATGCTAGGTGCGGTATTTAATCAAAGGTGGTGCAATGTATGGCAAAGCGTAATAAGACCACTAGGAAAACGAATAAGAATTTAACAGCTTTACAGCAAGAATATTCAAATGAAATAAAGAGATTGAACAGAGCACAGCATAACCTTGAAAAGCAGGGATACATATTCAACGGTAGTACAGCACCGAAACTACCAAAAAGAGTAACTAAAAAAGCATTAACAGAAATAAAGAATATAAAGCCTAAAGATTTAAAAAAGAAATCAGTAGCGAAAGCTGACACCAGCACAGGCGAAATAACAAAGGATACTAGACTTAACAATGAATACCCATTATTTTCTGACATGGTGATATTCAATTTTTTATTTGAAATATCTCATTATCCAGCAGTAGCAGAACCAATGCTTAGAAAATGGATTAACGAACTAATAAGGCAATATGGTAAGGATGATGTTGCCGAAATGCTGGAAGAAGGACGAGCCAACGGAATATGGATAAGCTACCAAGTAGCCTATGACACACAGCTTTTACTAAGTATGATTAGTTCAATGATGGAATACTTACCAGATGCTTCTGACTGGTTCAAGAAAGAACTTGCTGAAAAATTTGAGTATGGAGAAGATTGGGAAAGTCCCGAATGAAAACAAGAAAATACAGGTACTTTGTAGGTGATTTTGAAACCACAGTTTACAAAGGTCAAACAGCCACGGAAGTATGGGCAAGTGCTTCCGTGGAATTATTCACAGAAGAGGTTTCAATATTTCATTCACTAGCTGAACAATTCGAATACTTTTTATCCTTGAAAGAAAATCTTGTGGTTTATTACCACAACCTTAAGTTTGACGGCGGTTTCTGGCTTCCCTTCTTATTACAAGACTTAGAATTTAAACAAGCCTGCATCAACCTAGACCCTCTTAACCCATATAAGGTTGAATGGATGAATGAACGAGATATGCCGAATAATAGCTTTAAATATTCCATATCTGACAAGGGACAATGGTATACAATAGTAATAAAAGTAAATAACAAATACATAGAAATAAGAGATTCTTTAAAACTACTTCCCTTCTCATTAAGGAGAATAGGAAAATCATTTGGAACAAAGCATCAAAAATTAGAAATGGAATACAAAGGGTTCCGTTATGCTGGTTGTGAAATAACGAATGAAGAACAAGATTATATTGCGAATGATGTATTAGTAATTAAAGAAGCTCTTGAAATTATGTATAATGAAGGACACAGTGATTTAACGATAGGGTCTTGCTGTTTAAGTGAATATAAGAAAACTATCGGTAACGATGATTACAAGATGTTCTTTCCTGATATTTACGAATTGTTACTTGATAAATCTACCTACGGTCAAGATAATGCTGGTGAATATGTCAGAAAGTCGTACCGTGGCGGATGGTGCTATATTGTTAAAGGTAAAGAATGTAAGTTGTATTATCGTGGTTGTACCTTTGATGTGAACTCTCTTTATCCCTCAATGATGTCTAGTGAAAGCGGTAATTACTATCCAGTAGGAAAACCTCATTTTTGGACAGGCAATATTATTCCGGATGAAGCCTTGATGGACAAGCGTTATTACTTTATCAGAATTAAGACAAGGTTTTATTTGAAAGAGAATATGCTTCCATTCATACAGATTAAACATTCATTCTTATACAAGGGTACAGAAGCACTAGGAACGTCAGATGTAATAAATCCAGAAACCGGAGAGTATAGCAGATATTACATAGGACTAGACGGAACATTACAAGATACTGCGGTTGAACTAACTCTTACTATGACAGATTATGAATTGTTCAAAGAACACTATGAACTAGTAGACTTTGAAATTTTAGACGGTTGTTGGTTCTATGCTGAAATAGGCTTATTTGATGAATACATAGAAAAGTATAAGTTAATGAAGCTTAATAATGAGGATGCATTAAGAGAATTGGCAAAGCTTTTCTTGAACAACCTTTACGGTAAAATGGCCTCTAGTACAGACAGTAGTTTTAAAATAGCTTACATTAAACCAGATGGCTCATTAGGGTTTGTACCAGTAAAAGAAAATAACAAAACCCCCGGTTTTATTCCAGTAGGCAGTGCTATAACCTCATATGCAAGGAACTTTACAATAAGAGCTGCCCAATTAAATTATCACGGTAAAGATAATCCCGGCTTCATATATGCTGATACTGATTCTATTCATTGTGACCTAGAACCAGAAGAGGTAAAGGGAATTAAGCTTCATGATAAAGACTTTTGTTGCTGGAAACTAGAAAGCTTCTGGGATACCGGATACTTTACCAGACAAAAAACATACATAGAACACGTAATAGCAGAATCAGTAAAAGGAATATTAACACCAATGGAACAAATAATAAAAGACGGAAAGCCAAAGAAACCTTTTTACAATGTTAAATGCGCTGGTATGCCTGATAAGAGTAAGAATATATTCATAGCTTGCATGACAGGGGATATCACAAAGGATATTCAAGCTTACATTGATAACGAGAAAAAAGAAGGAATTACAGATATTGTAGATTTTATTAACATGAAAAAAGAATTATCAGATTTCAAGGTTGGCTTATCTATACCCGGAAAGCTAAGACCTAAGAGAGTAAAAGGCGGTATAATACTGGTGGAAACACCATATGAAATGAGAGGTAGATAAAATATGTTTGAACATAGTTGTGCTGAATGTGTGTATTGTGCATTAGCCGGAAATGAGACACCTTGTAATTGGTGTAGTATTATTAATATATTAAAGGACAATTTTGTAAGTGCTAAAGAAACTAAATTACAGCAAGATATAGACAGCATTAAAACAGGCGACTTTTTGGCAATAAAAACTGAATATGAGGTTCATAAAGTATTTGTTTTATCTAAATATAATATAGGTATACTTGTGTATGCATATGGCGAAGAAATTTATGTTCCTTATAAGATTATACAGGAGGTAAAATGGTTATGACAATAGTTGAAAGAGCCAGCAAGATAATATTCTCAAATGAGGGAAATTACAGTAGTGTGAACTCAAACGACAACGGAGCCTTATCAATAGGCAAGGTTCAATGGCACGGAAACCGGGCAAGAGATTTGTTATCAAAGTTCTTAATCCCTTCATTGAATACCTTCCTCACAAAAAAGTTACTTCACGAAATTGTAAGTAATAAAGACTGGTCAAAAAGGGTACTAGATGTAACGGAAGCAAATTGTATATCTAAGCTTATCAATACACCAGAGGGCAGAACAATACAGGACAAGCAAGCTGATACTGATATCAGTAATTACATTTTCTATATTATGAAATACGATATCACAGATGAAAATACAGTAATATTATTAGCAGACATTCAGAATCAGGGAGGGGCTGGTTCAGTAAAAAGAATTATTGAAAATGCTATTAAAAAGTATGGGAAATATTTTACTTTAAAGCAATGTATGGACGTAGCATTAAATGATAAGGTATTTAAAAAATATAGCTTAAGAAGATTAACTGTATATCATAAACTTACTGGATGTGCTTACATTAATCCAGAAATAATAATTCAATTTTACACTGTTAAAAAAGGTGATACCTTATCAAAAATAGCTATTGAAAACAAAACAACCGTTAAAAAACTTACAGATTTAAACGGAATTAAAGACGCTAATAAAATTGTAGCTGGGAAAGTAATAAGAATAAAATAATGTTTCACGTGAAACATAGAAAGAGGTAGCAATGAAAAGGTATGAATTTATTAAAAATGAAATTGCTAAGAAAGAATCAACATTAAGGGAAAGAAGAGTAGCAAGAAAACAGCTACAAGAAGAATTAGAAAATGTTGAAAATGTTATAGCAGTAAAAAACATGGAAATTGAAGTATTAAAAGAAGAACTAAGAAATATATCTAAAATTGATATAAAGGAGGCAGAAAGAGAATATGATTTGCCCTTTTAAGAATATTACAAAAACAGAACACATATATGATTCAATGAGTCAATTAATTCATACAATAACCTTTGAAGATTTTGCTCCTTGTTACGGTGAAGATTGCCCATACTTTATTTATCAGACACCGACTACTAATAAAGTATCAGCAGGCATGTTAATACCATTAAAAGGTATTTGCACTAAAATTAAATAAAACAAAAGTGGGAATAGTATAATCACTATTCCCACTTTCTTTATATCTTAAATACTTGAACAACTAGACCAGTTAGCGAAACTGAATACATTATACGGCGGTATCTTCCACCCGTGCTGTCCGTACTGCTGAATAGTTGTATCAAATACAGATACCTAATTATTGTAGCTCAGAGCTTTTAACACAGCTTCTTTACATCTTAAGTCCTTAAACCGGAAACAGCCTTTTTCAAAATAGAACCTCAATGTATTTAAAAATAAATCATTCTTCTTTAACATCAAGTAATTAATCTCATGGTCTTGCGCTGTCACTGTTATTTTAAGCTTGAATGTCAGGTCTGGTTTATCGTCAACATAGATAACACCGTCTTCCGCATATTCCCTTACACTGAAATTATTGGAGTTATATTTGATGGTAGCAAGATATCTTCCCATGCCAGACGGTTTATCAATGAAAGCTTTGTTATCGTTTAGATATACACATTGTGCAGAATAAGCAACATAAGCATTTTTAGCAAAAGCCTTGTTAAAAGCTCCTTCTTTCTGTGCTGTGCTGGCACTATCAACAAAACCTTGTTCAAGAACATATCCTTCGCCTTTTAAGAACTTTGTATCTTCTCTTAATCTAGAGGATATCCCAAGTTCTACATAATAAGGGTTAATAATACTTACAGGATTACCACACATATAAACAGGGACGTATCTATATTGTTTTCCTTGTCCCCTAGCAACGCTGGTATGTATAGAAATAAATTTCTTGATTTCGTCAGAACAATAATGATTTGTTTCTGATTGAAATTCGTCCATCATCATACGGTTAACATCACTGAACAAATGACTATATTTCTTTAACTGGTCTGAACTATTAAGCGCTACAGCATAACCACAGCTAACTCCGTTTAAAAAAAGTTCATGAAAAATACCAGAAGCGCGCCTTTTACTTTCCATAACATCACCTTTAAAAAATAAGGTTGACAGGTCTTTAAAGAACTTGTCCGAAATATCGTCAAGCTCATAGTTATATCGATATACAAGCATGAATTTACCGTTTCCATCCTTGAAACGATTAACGCAAAGACGACCAAAATATGTAGTTTTACCGCCTGTTCTATTTGTTGTACACATGTACATTTCCGGTTTATTACCGTTTAAATCTAGCATACTCAAAAGTTTTGTACCGTCATAATATTGACCCATAAAAAGCGCACCTCCTCTAAAAACATTATATCATAAATCTTGCAATTTGTCCAGAAATATGTTATAATTGAAGAAAAAGGAAGGAGGTCGGATTTTGCTAATGAAGTATGCAATTGTTTTCGGGTTTATATCACTTGATGTATTAAGTGGTGTAATCTCTGCCATTAAAGCCAAAACATGGACAAGCACAAAAATGCGTGAAGGGTTGTTCCATAAAGTAGCCATAATTATATTCATTGCTCTGGCAATACTTTGTGATTATGGTCAGCAGTTCATAGACTTGGGTTTCACAATTCCTCTTGTTAATTCAGTGCTGATATATGTCGGGATAATGGAAATCGGAAGCATAGGAGAAAACGTGGTTAAGATTAACCCGGAACTGAAAGAAATGGTGTTAAAGTTATTCAAGAAAGAAAGTTAAAATGTTTCACGTGAAACATTGAATTGGTGGTGTTTATGGCATGGGAATTCGGTCAAGTTATATGGGATGGTTTAAAAGCAGAATTTAATAATGAAATAGGTGTTGCTGGTTTAATGGGAAATCTTGTTGCAGAAAGCGCTTTAATCCCTTATAGAATTGAAGGTGACTTTTCTACTGGATACATAAATTCTATTAACTACACCAATCAAGTAGATAGTGGTGCTATCAGCGAATCAGCTTTTGTAAATAGTTATACTGGTTATGGACTAGCTCAATGGACATATTATAATAGGAAGCAAGCTTTATATGATATGAAGCTTTCTATGGGTGTTTCAATAGGTGACGTTCACTTAGCTATAGCTTATCTAATTCACGAATTAACAAATAGCTATCACAGTGTATATGATGAAATTTTAAATGGGACAACCATTAGACAAGTAAGTGATACTGTATTATTTGATTTTGAAAACCCGGCTGACCAGTCAGAACCAGTACAAATTTACCGTGCCAGTTTAGGACAAGCTGTTTACGATGAATACCACGGAACTACACCACCGGAGCCACCAGTAAAAAGTTACAAAATGCCACTATGGATGATGTGTATCAGGAGATAGGAAAGGAGACAAATACAATGTCAGTATTGGACAGAGATTCTTATATCAAAGCAGTACAGCAGTTAATAGGAGAAGGCACAGACGAAACATCCATAAAAATGTTAGAAGATTTTACCGACACCTTTAACGCTGGAAATGAAGTAGAACAGGAAAATTGGAAAACAAAATACGAAGAAAATGACAAAGCATGGGCACTAAAATATAAAGAAAGATTCAACGAACCCTCAATTACACCAGAACAGGTAAAAAATGAACAGGAAAAAGATGTTATTGAGGATGGTAAACGTATCACATTTGAAGATTTATTCAAAGAAAGAGAGGGTTAATAATGCCTAGTATACCAAAAATTGTCACACTAACTAATTCTAGTGTTGACGTATTAAACGCTATTAGAAATAGCGCAACGATGAATTATCAAAGCTACGTACCAGTAGCTAATGCTAACGCTGACAGTATCCGGGAAATCGGTGCCATAATTATGGACTATCCGGCTTTACAGAATGAGTTTTTAAGTGCCTTAGTAAACCGTATAGGAAGGGTTCTTATTACTTCCAAAATGTACACAAATCCTTACAGAATGTTCAAAAAAGGTATGCTTGAATTCGGGGAAAGTGTAGAAGAGATTTTCGTTAACATTGCCAAGCCGTTCCAGTTTGACCCCAAAGGCGCAGAAAATACTGTATTTAAGCGTGAAATTCCTGACGTAAGAAGTGCCTTTCATATCCTGAACTATCAGAAGTATTACAAGGCTACCATTCAGAATGACCAGTTAAGACAGGCTTTTCTTTCTTGGCAGGGAATTACAGATTTAATTGCCAAGATTGTTGACAGTATGTACACTGGTGCGGAATATGACGAGTTCTTAACTTTCAAGTATATGCTTGCTACACATATCTTAAGAGGACAGATGTTTCCAGTAGAAATTCCGGCAGTATCTACGGCGAATATGCACAGTATTGTGTCTACAATCAAAGGAATTTCTAATGATATGGTTTTTATGAAAGACAAGTATAATCTTGCTGGTGTAAAAACACATACTGCTAAATCCGAACAATACATAATCGTTAATTCAAAATTTGATGCTACAATGGACGTTGAAGTGCTGGCTTCTGCTTTCAACATGGAAAAAGCACAGTTTGTAGGTCAGAGGGTGCTAATTGATTCGTTCGGAGAATTAGATACCGATAGACTTGATGAATTATTCGCAGATGACCCTACATACAAAAAGCCTACACCGGAACAGTTAACTGCCTTAGATTTAATCCCGGCTATTCTATTAGACAAAGACTGGTTCATGGTGTTTGACAATTATCAGAACTTTACAGAACAGTATAATGGCGAGGGTTTATATTGGAATTACTGGTACCACTTGTGGAAAACATTTTCCGTTTCTCCATTTGCAAATAACAGCTTATTTATTCCGGGAGTTCCTGCTATCACTTCTGTAACATTAACACCAGGTACAGCCAGTGGTGCAAAGGGAACATCATTATATTTTACAGCTACAGTAGTTACGCAGAATTTCGCCCCTCAGTCTGTTATTTGGACTATTAACAGTTCATTATCCGAAATAGACCAAAGAGGTAAATTAACCATTGGTACAGGAGAAACTGCTACAACTATTACAGTAACCGCCACAAGCACATTTGATGGAACTAAGAAGGGGACAGCTACCGTTACAGTAGCATAATTATTATAGGGAAATGCTTATATAGGTTTCCCTATATTTTGAAAAGAAGGTGATAAAATGCTTATACAGCCTAACTCCATAGTAAGGTTACTTAATAATGTCCCGATAGATAATAAATATCGCAATACTATTTATTTCGGCAGTAAAAGTGCCCAAACTGCTTACTTTGCAACAAAGGCAAAATATAGCTATCCAGAATTAACCTATGTAAAAGAACAAAGAGTAATCAGAGTTACTAGAAAAGCAGACGATTTATTCGATTGTAATTACGTTATGTATCAAAATAGCAGTTACGGCACTAAATGGTTTTATGCTTTCATTACAAAGGTTGAATACATAAATGATAATACAAGTCATATACATTTTCAAATTGATGTTATGCAGACTTGGCTTGTTGGTTATGACTATGAAATCCGTGCAAGCTTTGTTGAAAGAGAACATGTTACCGATGATGAAATTGGGCATAATCTTATTGACGAGGGTTTAGAAACAGGAGAATATATTGTTAAAAACAAAATAGGTACTACTGATAAGGACACAGGAAAAAATATTACTGACATGGCTTACTTATTAGGTATTTCTGATTTATCGCCGATAGGTTCCACTGATACAATAGGCGGATTATACGGAAATCTTTATAGTGGTTTATACTATTGGTATTTTAATCAAAATAGCTGGTCAGATATGAGAGATTTTATTAAAACATTTATTGATGCTGGTAAATCCGGTGCTATTACTTTTATTGCTTCAATTCCGGCTTTTCTTGTTGGAGATACTAGCGGAGGTATTCCAAATGGCGAATCATTGCAAAGCTTAGTTGTAGGGTTCAATAAGCCGTTAAGTGATATTGACGGTTATACACCAAAAAACAATAAAATGTTTACTTATCCTTATAACTTGTTAACGGTCAGCAACAATCAAGGTCAATCTGCTGAATTTAGATATGAGGATTTCAAAGAAGCAGATGGACAACCCGGTGTAATGTTTGGTATAATAGGAAATATTTCACCTAGTCCAGTGTTATTATGCAGTCCTATAGGGTATAAAGCTGGTGATGGTGGATATGGCCTTATGAATACCGAATACGGTATAGCTATGAAAGGTTATCCGTTATGTAGTTGGAATGATGACATATTCAAAGCATGGCTTGTAAACAATGGAGTATCTACCGCAGTAGGCGTGGCTGGTTCTATTGGAGCAGTAGTAGCTGGTGCAGTTACCGGAAATATGACCGTGGCTGGCGGTGGAGCAATGGGGATATTTAACCAAATGCAACAACTATATAAAGCAAGCTTACAGCCTGACCAGGCAAAGGGAAATATTAATAACGGTTCATTAAATATTGCTACGGACAGACAGCAGTTTTATTTCAGCCAGATGCAGATTAAAGCGGAATATGCCAGAAAGATTGACGATTACTTTTCAATGTATGGATACAAAGTAAATGCTGTAAAGGTCCCAAACTTAAATAGTAGACCTCATTGGAATTATGTTAAAACAATTGATATCAATATTACTGGTTCTGTCCCGGCGGATGATATACCAATTATAGAAGATATCTATAACAAAGGAATAACATTCTGGGCAAACGGTAGTGAAGTAGGTAACTACTATTTAAACAATAATTTGTAGAAAGGAGGTAAACATTTGGCTAGAAAAAAGTTAACAGAAAGTGGCTCATTAATGATGAACGACAAAACATATCAATTCTATTATAATAGATTGATGGAACTTGCCATAACAACATTTGAATGGAAAGGGCTACCTAGTTCTATTGATGAAAGATTCCTTGAATTAATATTATACACTGATGGTATGGGAGTGGTTTTCAATGATGATGTTATGGGCTTACTTTCATTACAAGTTATGATAGGAACTCCACTTGATGTATATAGGGTGCCAGTAGAAAGACGAGCCTACGCCACTAATGGGTATCAGCAACAACTAAACATTGATAATAGTGTAATAGTTTTTAATAATAACTTAAGGCAAAATAGTATGCTAGGCGTGGAAATGTATGCTAGGCGACTATATGAAATTGAAAGAACTATTGACGTTAATGTTATAGGGCAGAAAACGCCAGTAGCTATTTTAGCAAGTGAAAATCAAAGGTTAGTAATGAAAAATTTCTATGAGCAATATACTGGTAATGAGCCATTTATATTCGGCGATAAAGACTTAGATTTAAAAGGAATACAAGTTATTAATACCGGGGCTCCGTTTGTGAGTATTGAACTTAATCAGTTAAAACATGAAATTTGGAATGAAGCTTTAACTTGGCTAGGTATCAGTAATGCAAATGTTAATAAAAAGGAAAGACTAGTAACAAATGAAGTAACTCAAAATATGGGCGGTGTAATAGCTGAAAAAAATACCAGATTAAAAGCCAGACAAAAAGCCTGTGACCAAATTAATGCTATGTTTAATACTAATATATCCGTTGATTATAGTGATGATGTAAAAATGTTACAAGAACAGGAGGGAAAAGAAATTGAGTAAATATACTACCGAAGTAAGATTCATTTGCGAAACATTAACCGGACTTGATGAAAGCGCTGGTCTTACAAATGTTAATAAAGTGATAGCAGATGCTAGACCGCTTTTATTTAATTTTGAGTACCCTATATTTGATGCAAATTATAAAGAAGAATTAGAAACTAAAATATTGTACCATTATTACACAAGGGAAATAGCTCACGAGAGCGTAAGTTTATGGAGGTTAAAACTACAAACAAAGTTAACAGAAATAATGCCTTATTATAACCAGTTATATAAAAGCGCACTATTAGAGTTTAACCCTTTGCGTGATGTAGACTTTACAAGAATAAATAAAACTGACACAGAAGAAAGTCAGGACAAATATTCTAATGGCACAGATACCCATAGTGAATCAGGCAATAGTCACAAAGTAAATGATTTGACTAATACTGACAGTGGTTCATTATCAGAAAACGAAACGATATATAACACAGGAACAGTAAAGAATGAAGGAAGCGGAACAATATCAGGAAATAATAAAACAGAAGGAAGCGTATCAGATACCGGAAATAGTGTTAAAGATGGATTAAACGAAACCAAGATTAATAGTACTATTAATAAAACGGCTGATGAAAATTTAATGGACGCGTTTAGTGATACTCCACAAGGTGGTCTAACTAATATTAATAATTACACTTATTTGACTACAGCAAGAAAGAATGATAATACAAGAGAGGAAGAACAAAAGGAAGTAGCAGACAATAAATTAACAACAACGGAAACAGTAGATAATAGTAATACTACAAATACCGATATGACAGAAACTAATAATGAAACTAATAGTAACACAAACACACAAACTAATAACTTAGAGAATAAAAGAAATACAAGTAATACAAGTGATAATGTTAATAGACAGACAGGTGATGTTACAGTAACTACCGGAGCAAATAAGACTATAAATACACACGAAACATCAAATAATACTATAGCTGGAAAAGAGGATTTTTTCGAGAGTATAAGTGGAAAAACTGGCGGTATTACATATTCTGAAATGCTTAATAAATTCAGAACTACATTTTTAAATATTGATATGATGGTTATATCAGATTTAAAAGAATTATTTTTTACTTTATGGTAAGAAAGGGGAAAACATATGAATGACAATTTTAGTAAAGTAAATACAATGAAGTATTGGACACAAATGGTTTTACCTCAAGCATATGACGATTCACTTAGTTATATGGAGGTATTAGCAAGAGTTACAAGAATATTAAATCAGCTTGTAGAAAATAATAATTTGATACCTGATTTCATAAAAGAGCTAATACTTGAATATATTAGTAGTGGAGTTATAGGCGAAATAGTAAGCGAACTTTTATCACAATTTATACTAAATGTAAAAAACCCTCCTAACAATTTAAAACCAGCAAAAGGTGATGGAAGTGAGGACGACACAGAAGCATTACAAGGATGTATTGATTATGCTAATTTACACGACGGAATGTTCGTGTATTTTCCTAGTGGTAGTTATTTAACCCAGAGTTTAACTTTGAAAAATAATGTGTCATTAGGTGGATTTGACAAAAGTACTACTAAAATTGTGTTAAAAGGTGGTGCTACACAGCCTTTATTAAAAGGAACTACTATTAATAATACAATTACTAAATTAACTCTTAATGCTAACATGGGAATACAGGTTAATGATGTTGATGTAATGGAATTAACTGGTGGTAAATGGTTTTTTAATGAATTAGAGCTAACCTATGGATATACGCTTGCTAAATTACATTTAACTGATAGTATTATAGCTAGCGACTTACTATTTGGCGAAGGTGTTATAGATGCATTAGTTATTGACGGAACCGGAAAAGCTTTATTTGAAAATGTTATGGTTGATAAATTATCTTCTTTAAATGGTAGATATTCGATAAATAACAGTGTAAATAATGCTGTATTCACTGGTTTTTATATTAATGCTAATAGTCAATATGCTATCAACAATAGCGGTACGAATTGTGTGTTTGAAGCAAAAATTGTGAGTGCCGTCAATTCTATTATTGACACAGGTACAAACACTTACACTAATTTTTACTCTAGGGGTGGCAGTTTAAAATCACAAATAGACGCAGAAAAAACAGACCGGGAATACCATGATTCACTTTTAAAAAGTGACATAGACAATGAAGCTGTAGCAAGAGAAACAGCAGATATCGATTTACAAAATAAGATAAACACAGAAAAGACAGCTAGAGAAACAGCAGACACAGCTTTAGACTTAAAAATTAACACAGAGATTACAAATAGAGCTAATGCAATTAGTGATGTCAATGTGAAAATTGACAATGAAATAATTGACAGAGGACTTGCTGTTAATGCTTTGCAAACTAGTCTTAATAATGAAATAACTGACAGACAGGCAGAAGATTTAATATTACAAGGTAAATTAAATACAGAAAAAACAGAAAGAGAAAATGCAGATAATGTATTGCAGGAAAATATTAATAAGATAAATAATACTATTCCATATAACGTAAAAACATTTGGCGCAATTGGAAATGGTATTGAAGATGATACTACTGCAATAAGAACAGCTCTAACGTTTTTAAATTCTAATGGTGGAGGAATATTATTATTTCCTATTGGTACATATCTAATAAGTGGTTATATCACCATACCTTCAAACGTAACTTTGAAAGGTGTTAATAACAAGTTGTCTATTATTAGATTGAAAGATAATTCAGCATCAACTGGAGGCCCTTCATTTGGTGGTGGAAGTAGAATGATATGTAACACTAATGCTGATATTACAAATCCTAATAGAAATAATGATATTTCGTTGCAAGATATTTGTATAGATAACAATGGTGAAAATCAAACTATGTCATTGGGAACAGCTTTTCACAAAGTAGACAATATTAATATAATAAATTGCAGATTCATAAATGCTGGAAAAAGAACAGGCGAAACTATAAATATTTACCAGCAAGGCATTATTATATTTGACAGTAGTAATGTTACTGTTAGTCACAATATTTCTAGTCATAATGTTGGTGGTGACGGAATAGCTATAGCTGACGGGTGCTCTAATGTATTTGTTTCTGAAAATATTTCTAGTGATAATGGTGATTACGGAATAGTAGCATCTAATTATGTTTCTAATTGCGTAATCACAAATAATATTTGTAAGAACAATAAAACTCAGGGTATTGGATGCGATGAATGTATTAATGTTACAATTTCTAATAATGTGTGTGATGGAAATGTTACCTCCGGAATTGTGCTACAAAGATTTCAATATAATCCAGCATATCCAAATAATAACTATACTGTTTTCGGAAATGTGTGTATTAACAATTCACAAGGTATACAAGCGCATATTACAACAAAAGCTATTATAAGCAATAATGTTTGTGCAAACAACACATTCGGCATGCAAATTAATGACAGTAAAAAATGCTTAATTAATGGTAATCAAATTGTAAATAATAGTGAACAAGGAATATTATTAATAAGTTATGATAATACTGCCGGTTGTGGTGATAATGTTATTTCTAACAATTTCATAAGAGATAACAAGATTGGCGTACAAGAACTAAACGCAGGAGGCGTTATGACTCCTAATCATATTTTCGCAAATCTATGTGAAGAAAATACCTCACAATATAGTGTTACATCTAAGTTTGTAG